GCAGCGACAGGGAGCGCGAGTCGGCTGGGAAGAACTGAGCCAGCTCGCCGGTGAACGGATCCCACAGCAGGTGGGGGGCAACACTGGCGCCGCCGCCGGTGAACCAGCCCAGTTCGCGGGCGAACGTCCAGTCCGTCGCATTGGATGTGATGTGCCAGACGGCCCGCGCCGGGCCCCCGTTCATGATCCCCGTGTTGCCGACAGCGTGCCGGGTCGCACCCGGCATCCACAGCTCTGCCATGGTCAGGCTCCCGTCACGTGGTTGTCGGACGCCCACGCCTGCATCAGACCCACGACCTGAACCAGTCGAGGATCCGGAGCAGGAGTGGGCGCCGGAGGAGGGGTGGGCACCGTGGCCCAGGCGGGGACGGTGACGTCGCCCTGCTGGGCGAGCAGCCACTGCAGGTCAGCGGCTTCGATCCATGCGGAGCCGCGCACGCCCCAGTTCTCGCCCCAGGAGTTGTCGATGCGGAACTGGGCCGCGGCGGCGTCGTAGGCGGAGATGACGTACTCGTGGCCGCCTGCCACGTCGGAGTCCCGGTCGACGGTGAGGGTGCCGACCGTGGTGGGGGTGAACATGCTGTTCAGCCACACGGTGCCGACCATGACCGGGCCGTCCTGGAGCGCCGACTTCAGCGCGGTCAGGGAGAAGGCGTGCGTGTAGCTGGTAGCCAGCCCGAGCTTCTTCAGGGCCTTCGCTGCTCCGAGTCCGGAGGAGCCGGTGTCGTCGGGCGGGTAGGCGCCGTCGAACTCGTCGAGCTGCGTGGCCAGGCTGTACAGGCGGACGGCGAAGTCCTCGTCGACTGGCAGCACTTCACCGTCGACGGTGACCGAGGTGAGGCCGGTTCGGTCGCGGAAGTCGGTGGCGACGAGGCCGGCTGCGGCGTTGCCGGTGCATGAGCCGAGTGACTGCTGGTCGAAGATCGGGGCGCGGCGGGCCCAGTCGACGGACTTGATCGCCGTCTTGGGCAGGACGCCGTGGGCGAAGGCGAGGCTGCGGGGGTCGTGTTCGACTCTGCGGCCGAGTGGATGTGGCGTGGTCATGCGGGTCCTCCCACAGCTAGCTTCCCTTGGAATCGTAGCCTGTAGTACCGCATGAGCCTACGAATCGTAGGCTACAGTTCGTTCATCCCTTGCTCAGGGGAAAGCGGCGGACGCGCGCACCGTGCGGGTCGCGCGTCCGCCGCGGCTCAAGACCCGCACCCCACCCGCACAAACCCGCACGCAGGAGCAACGCCATGGCTGAGGACACTGCCGCCGCCTCCCCGCTTCAGCGGGTCGAGGCCGCCATCAAGGCGGAAGCCGGGGGTGAGTTGTGACCGTCATCTGTCAGGGGCTGGGCCTGCTGTTCGCGTTCGTCATGCTCGCGCCGCACGCTCCGGTCCACGCCTACGACTACCCGACCGTCGCCTGGAGTTCGCGATGAGCGGGGAGAAGCTGACCGCGAGGAAGCTCGGCGCGCTGGTGCCCGCATGCGAGAACCGTCGCCACGTCGAGCACCAAGGCATCACCTGCGAACAGGCCGACGAGCAGATCGCCCACGAAGAGGCGTTCTGGAAGACGTTCCGGGCTCGGGCCTACACCTCCGCTCTCCGTACTCCGATGGCTGACGTCCCACCCGCTCTGCGCGGCCCCAACTGGAAGGGGACGCCGTGAGCGACAAGAAGGACACCGGCCTCCGCTGCCCGCGCTGTGACTGCGCCGACCGCCTCCCGCAGTGCGAGCACTGCAAGGTCTGCCCCCACGCGCGGCCCGGCGGCAAGGAGAAGAAGTGACCGCCATCGTCATCACCGCGATCATCGCCGCGCTGCTCTTCGCGAGCTCCATCGTCACGGCACTGAGCGACGTCGCCCAGGCCAAGCACAAGGCGGCGCGGTCCTACCCCCGACAGGACGGTGAAGTCACCGTTCTCGGACCCGAGATCTTCACCGACCAAGCCGGTGACGTCATCTGCTGGAAGGGCGTCAACTACGTGCGCCAGGAATCAAAGGAGAGCAGCGCATGAAGGTACTCGTAACCGGCGGCAGTGGCTTCATCGCCTCGTGGATCCGCAAGGAACTGATCGCGCGCGGCCACACGGTCGTCGTCATGGACCACCAAGACCGCCGCCACCACCTCGCCCCCGGCGAGGAGTTCTTCCTCGGCGACGTCCGCGACGCCACCACCGTCACCGAAGCCGCCGCGCACTGCGAGGGGATCATCCACCTCGCGGCCGTCCTCGGCACGCAGGAGACGATCAGCAACCCGCGCCCGTCCGCCGAGACGAACATCCTCGGCTCGCTGAACGTCTTCGAGGCCGCCGCCCAGTACAACCTGCCCGTTGTCTACGCCGGCGTCGGCAACCACGCCTTCCGGCTCGTCGGCACCGGCTGCTACACGATCACCAAGTCGGCGGCCGAGGACCTGGCCCGCATGTACAACCTGTACCGGGACGGCGGCCGCATCACGATCGTCCGCCCGGTCAACGCCTACGGGCCCGGCCAGTCCATCGCGAAGCCCTACGGCACGAGCAAGGTCCGCAAGATCCTCCCCGCGCTGACCTGCCGCGCGCTCACCGGCGCCCCGATCGAGGTGTACGGGGACGGCACCCAGATCTCGGACTGCGTGTACGTGGCCGACGTGGCGCGAGCGTTCGTCGCCGCGTTGGAGCACACCGTGCAGCACGGGCCCACCGAACGCCCCGTCGAGGTCGGGCCGATGACGTCGGTCACCGTCAACGACATCGCCCGCCTCGTCGCCGAGTACGCCGCCGAGGTGACGGGCCGGGAGCCGGTCGGGATCAAGCACCTGCCGATGCGGCCGGGGGAGATCCCGAACGCGGTCGTCAACTCGGACACGTCGACGCTGCAGCAGATCGGCATGACGGCCGCCGACTTCGTGCCGCTCGACGAGGGCATCCGCAGGACCGTCGACTACTACGCCACCCAGTGGCTGCCCGGCTGGTTGGAAGGGGTGCAGGTAAGTGCCTGAGCGCGTCGAGCGGAAGCCCTACGACCACGCCCTCCACCTGATCAACATCGTGAGCCAGGACGTCGACCGCCTCGCGTCAACTCCGGGCGGGCGCCCCCGTGACCTGGACGGACCGACAGCGGCCGGGACCCTCGTGGCGATGTCGAACAGCGCGATCGCGTCGGCTGTGCTCGCGGTGGCGGATGCCATCCGGTCCTTGCCGACGGCGGACGGAGGAGGCTGACGTGGCCCGTTTGCAGATCCTGCAACTGCCAGAAGGCGTTGGCGACGAGCGGCCGCCGTTCCTCCTCGTCATCGACCAGGTGAGCGAGGCCGTCCGCGAGGAGATCGCCCGCTGGCCGGGCAACCTCAGCGAGCGGTTCGGTGCGCGCCAAGTCCTCTGCTTCACCGAGACGATCGACATCCCCGCCAACGGCACAAGGGCCCACACACCTCAGCGCGGCCGCCGTTGCGGAGAGCACGATGGGCCCTGCTTCCCTGAGCCCGGCGCCACCTGCGTAGCCCACGGCGACACCGAATGCCTGTACTGCCACCGCAACCCAGCCGACTGCGCCGCCGGCGGGAACTGCGGCACGTGGGCCAGGACCGGCATGCACTGGGACAGTTGCGCCAACCGCGTCCGCGGGTCCTTGGCTTCCGACATTCCAGACGACCACCAGACACCCGAGCTGGTCTACGCGCACGAGCGAACCCGCCTGGAACTATGCGACGCGCTCTGCCTATCCCGGGACACGACCTGGCGCCAACTGGTCGGCGCCGTTGGCGAGCAGCAGAAGATCGTCGCCCGCGTCCTCGGCCACAACGAGCAGCCCGAAGTAGTCTCCGCCGACCGCGACATGACGGACTACGTGCACGGCTACGGCGCCGGAGTCCGCGCCGTCAAGCGGACCACCCGCAACGAGAAGACCCAGGCGGCCACCGGATGAAGGTCCACTTCTGGTCCGCCGACATGGCCGGCAGCGCCTTCTACCGCGCGGTGCTCCCCGCCATGGGGCTGTCGTGGCTGGACCACCAGGCCTCGCACGGCATGCGCCTGCCGCCCACCTGGGAGTCCTACGACACGATCGTCGGCTGCCGTGTCGCCCAGACTGGCCCGTCCAAGATGTGGGTCAAGCTCAAGGACGAGGGGAAGCGCCTGGTCCTCGATCTCGACGACGACTACTTCCACATCGACCCGACGAACGCCCACGCAGCCAGCGTCTGGGACACGGACATGCTCGGCCGGCTCGCCCATAACCTCGCGCTCGCCGACATCGTCACCTGCTGCTCCGAACCCCTGGCCGCGGTGCTGCGGGACTACGCGCCCGAGGTGCGGGTCATCCCGAACGGGCTGCCGGCGCAGTACCTCGGGCACCCCCGGGACTACGCGGCGGCGGGCCGGCCGCTGTACGTCGGCTGGGCCGGGACGTCGTCGACGGTCGCGGAGTTGCCGGAGGCGGTCCGAGCGTTGAACCGGATCTCGGAGTACCAGCGCCCGGGTGGCGGGGTGATGGTGCGGCTGGTGGGGATCGATCCCGCGCAAGCGATGGGGCGCGGGCTGAAGGGCAAGCAGATCGGAGCGCTCGGGTGGGTGGAGCGGATTGAGCACTACCTGCACGCGGTCGGCGAGTTCGACGTGTGGTGCGCGCCGTATCGGGACACGGCGTTCAACTCGGCGAAGTTCCCGACCAAGTGGCTGGAGTCCAGCGTGCTCGGCATCCCGCTGATCGCGTCGGATACTCCGGCGTACCGGGCTGTGATCCGGCATGGGGAGAACGGGTTCCTGGTCCGGTACGAGCACGAGTGGGGCCGGTACCTGAAGCAGCTCGCGGATCATCCGGGGCTGCGGCAGCGGATCGGGATGACGGCGCGTGGAGAAGCCTCGGGCTCGATCATGCAGGCGCTGCACCACCAGTGGGAGGCGGCCGTTCGCGCGCCCGTGGAGGTGGCAGCGTGACGGATCCCTTCGTTCCAAAGGGTGAGCCCCGGCCAGGACCGGAACAGACTTGCGGCTACAAGACGCAGGGCATGACGTCCGAGTGCGGACGGCCCGCCACGTGGCACGTGATGTGGGACCGCGTCTTCGACAACAGCCTCACGTGCGACGAGCACATGGCGCTGATCCAGAGCCGTTGGGTCTATGACGACCGGCATCCCGTGGTGGCGGACTGCGCCATGCCTGGCGCGTTGTGGGACTACGAGGAGAAGCGCTGCGTGTTCCCGACGGAGGGATCCGCCTCCGCTGTCGCCGTAATCGTGGAGGTGACGGTGTGACCGGGCCCGAGCACTACCGCGAAGGCGAACGACTCCTCAGACAGTGCACCGAGTTCGGCAGCGGCGAACGACGCGGCAGCATCGCCACCGAGGCGAACGCCCACTTCCTCGCAGCGCTCGTCGCCCTCACCGCCGAGGACAAGTTCCCCCTCAGCGTCTCCTGGCAGAAGGCGGTGGGCTGGTGAAGATCGGCATCGTCATCCCCGCCCGCAACGCCCGCCCCTGGCTCGGCGAACTCCTCGCCTCCATCCGGGCGCAGACCCACCCCGCGCGCGCCTACATCGCCGAGGACCGTTCCACCGACGGCACCCACGAATGGCTCCGCGAACACCCCGAGACCTACACGAAGCTGACCCGAAACCGCACCCGGAAAGGCTGGCCGCTCAGCCTCAACGCCGCCGCACGCCTCGCCCTCGACGACGGCTGCCACGCGATCTTCACCTCCAGCGCCGACGACGTACTCCACCCCGAATGCATCGCCCGCTGCGTGGCCGCGCTGAACGGGGACGGCGGCCGCGACTTCGTCGTCCCCTACGCCCAACAGTTCGGCGGCGCCGACACCGTGCAAGTCAGCCTCCCCGACGCGGGCATGGACGACTTCGTGCGCTGGCCGCCGCTCATCGACAAGGCGTTGATCCGCCGCGAAGTGTGGGAGACCACCGGCGGCTACAGCCCGAAGGCCACCCCGGTCGGCACCTACGGGACGGCGGAGGACTGGGACTGGTGGATCCGCGTGTGGAAGGCCGGGTTCACCCGGTACGCGGTGGTGGAACGCCCGCTCTATTTCGTGCGGGTCCACCCCGAGCAGTTGTCCGGCGGAAGGGCTGAGCATCACGCGGCGACCGTGGACCTGCTCCGCAAGCTGCACCCCGACCTGCCGTGGACCGATGCCTCCGGGCAGTGGCCGCCACAGCACCGCACCACAAGGAGGACCCCATGATCGACGGCAAGCGCGTGGTGGCCTGGACGCCTTACGGCCGCCGAAGGACGTACAGCATCCTCTTCAACTACCTGCGAAGGGACTTCGAGGAGGGCATCCTCGACGAGGTCTGGCTGTACATGAACACCGACCCGGTCGGCCAGGAAGATGACATCGCCTACGCCCACCAGTTGGTCGAGGAGTTCCCGACCTGGGTCAAGCTCAAGCACCGGCCCGAAGGCGTCGACCTCGGCAACTTGCCGAAGCAGCGCTACACCGGCCTCGCGTACAGGGAGATGACCGACCCTCTCTCGATCTTCGTCAGATTTGACGATGATGTGGTCTACCTGCACGACGCGGCCATCGAGAACCTGGTGCGCGCGCGCATTGAGATGCCCGCCCCGGTAGCCGTGTTCCCGATCATCATCAACAACGCGATCTGCAGCCACTTCCTCCAGCTGTGCGGGAAGATCCCCATGGAGTGGGGTGCCGTCAACGCCTACTGCATGGACCCCACCGGCTGGGCCAACGGCCCCTTCGCCGTCCGGCTGCACGAGATGCTCCTCGACCACATCGAGGCCGGCACAGTCGAAGACCTGTACCTCTACCAGGACTTCCCGCTCCAGCCCGGCACCCAGTTCTCCGTCTCCTGCTTCGCCTCCCGCGGCGAGGACTACGCCGCGCTCCCTCAGCCTGGTGTCCTCGTCCCGGACGAGGAGGAGAGCTGGCACACGATCCACCAGCCGCTCGCCAAGCAGGTCCCGAACATCCTCCGCGGCAACGCCATCGTCAGCCACTGGTCGTTCTTCCCCCAGCACCCGTTCCTCAACAACACCGATCTCCTCGACCGGTACCGGGATCTTGCAGACAAGGTGGTGGCCTGATGGCCCAGCAGATCAGCGTCGAGGACGCCTTCCCCACCTTCCAGAAGCGGTGCCGGGAACTGTTCGAGGAAAACCTCATCCTGCGCGCCCAGGTCGACGTCCTCGAACGGAAGCTCGCCGAGGCGCAGCAGGCCCCGGCCCCGACTGGCCCCGACCTCGCCGCACTGCACCCCCCGATGGACGACCAGCGGGACTAAGGTCGGCGTCAGCCGAGCAGGGGATCTCCTCCTAAGCGACGCGGGTCAGCGTCATGTACGAACCCGCCTTCAGCGTGGTGCCGGACGCGTCGGACGCGTTCTGCGCCCACTGCAGCTGGAAGTTCCCGGCCGTGCTCGACATGACGAGACGACCGTAGACGCGGACGCCGGTGAGGCCAGTGCCGACGCCGAAGCCGAGGGTGGCTGCGGCCGAAGCGGTGGCGAGTTTACCGATCCATTCGCCGTTGGAGCTGGTGCCGGTCGTGAGGTCGGTGACGTGCGCACCTTCGCCGTGCATGTCGAACGTGGCGCTGGCCGGGCAGGTGAAGCTCATCTTGAAGTCGCCCACGAAGTCTGTCGACTCGGTCATGTAGAGGTCGAGAGCGAACGTGTAGACGGCGTTGGCGACGACCGGCAGGACGAGGTGGTCGTCGTTCTGCAGAGTCGTGCTGGCGTTGATCGTCTCGTCGGCAGTCTTCGCGATGTACTGGACCTGCCCGATCCCCGTGACGGACAGGTTCCCGCTGACCGACGCGTTGCCCGTCACGGTCAGGCCGCTGCTCGCGGTGAGCGCCCCGTCCACGATGAGCGCGTCGTTGGTGCGGAGGACGTTCGCCGCGTTGCGGAGCAGGTTGACGTCCGCGCCAATGGTCAGCTGCGCGGTGGACGCGAGCTTCAGTGTGGAGCCGAACGTGCCGGAACTGTTGGGGATCTCTACCCACGAGGCGGACGCCGGCGCTGTTCCGTTGGAGAAGTACGTCCGGTACGAGGTGTCTGACTCCGCGATCGGCTTGCCCGAGTACGGACTGCTCGGCCGCGTCGACGAGGTCACGACCTGGAAACCGGCCGCAGCGTCCAACTTGTCGAAGTTCTGGCTGATGTCGGTCGTGTAACTGACCAGCTCAGACCCGTCCGACAGGGACTTATACAGGGCCAGCCTGCTGGTGGGAGCGTCAGGCACGGGGCACCTCCTCGGAATTCGGCTGGATGGGGAAGCCTCCATAGAGGTGGATCCAGCGGTGTGTGTCGACGGCTTCACGCATGGCCCGGATTCGGGCTCGGTCGGGCCGGTGGTCCCTGCGAACGGGGTCGAGCGTGGCGGTGCCCTTCACGTCGATCCGGATCGGGGAGTTTTTGACCCGGGCGAGGTGGGCGGCGCGGGCGGCGTCCGTGTTCTCTGCTTCCCACAGGGTGGGTCCGGTGTCGGCGTAGCGTGACGGCTGCGTCTCGGTTTCCTCGGTCATCGCCAGGTGGGGTTCGTGAAGGAGGACTTCAAGGAGCGTGTCGACATCTGTGGGGTCGATGCCGTATTCGGCGGCCCGGCAGTCCAGGGACGCTTGAGGTTCCGTGTGCATGTGATGCTGTCCGTCGGCGCGTTGCAGGCGGAAGCGCCAGCACGGCGTGACGCCGATCTGTTTGGTCGTGGCTTCCAGGACCGTCCATTTTTCCGGCATGTCGAATTCCCCCTATACGCGGTAGACCCACCAGTTGATGTTCATGCTTTGGGAGTTATTCCAGGCCACCGTGAATCCGGTGGTGTTGATCGACTGGACGCCCCACACCGTGGGCGTGGCAGTCCCGAAGTTCGAGGCCCGCAGCGTGACGATCGGCACCATCGATGTGAGCATCGTCGCGCCGAATCCGTAAGAGGATGACGTGACTGATGTCACCGTGTCGCTGCCGGTGAAAATGCCCTCGTTGGATGCGGCGGAAACGAAATTCCCCCACCGTCCGATATGGCGCGTTCGCCCGCTGGCGTAATAGTGGTACTGGCCGTTGGTGGAGTCGTTGGGGTTCCAGCCGAACTTTCCTTGGTCGGAGTCGGCGTAGAGATAGCCGCCATCCGTGCCATCCCGGATGACCCCGGCGTAATAGGTCGATGGGGTCGCAAGCATGTAGCCGCCGCGGCGCTCCTGGTTATCGGAGCGGACGATAGCCAGTTCGGCAAAAGTCGAACTCAGGTAGGTGCGGGCAAGGACCGCTACGCCGGAGTCGTCGAAGTCGCTGGAGTTCATGCCCAGGGCGACGTCGGTGCCTGAGCTGACGGCGTTGATGTAGCCGTAGTCGGTGCCGGTGTTGGCGTACCAGCGGATCTCCGGGAGGTAGGTGCTGGTGGGGTTGATCTCGATGCGCTTGCCGGAGGTGCCGGATTTGAGCTGGCCGACGATGGTGACGGAGCCGTCCGCCCCGGCGATCGCCACCGTCTGCTGGCCGGACGAGTTCCATGCGCCGATGCCGCCGGAGTTGAGTTCGACGCGGGCGCCGGAGTCCGCGGTCTTGATACGGGCGGCCACGACCCAGTCGGCGTTGACCTGCCCTGCGGTGACCTTGGAGACGGTGAGGTCGGAGATGTGGGCGTCGTCGATGAGGAGCGCGGTCGCTGTCGCCGCGTCGCTGGGCCCGGACTTGTTACCCGTCTGATCGACTGCGACGACCCGCACGTACCGGGCCGATGTCTCCTCCACCTGCACCGTGGCGACGACGGGAATCTGCGCCTGAATCATGCCCGCCGTCGCGGAGACCTTCGCCTTGAGGGTCGTCGCCGACGGCGTGAACGTCGGCTCGTAGTCGACGTGGATCTCCAGATGGTGGAGGTCCGACTCCAGGTTGTAGGTGCCGCCCGAGCTTTTGCCCAGCGTGTGCGTCACCTGCACCGCGATCCGCGACGCCGCCACGCTCGGCGCGGCTGGCGTGGACGGCGGCAAGTTGTCCGAGGAGGCAACGAATGTGATCGTCGGGCTCCAGGCGCCGACGTTTCCGGTCTTGTCCACGGCCCGGATCTGTACGTCGTAGCCGACCCCTGGCGACAAGTCCTGGAGTTGGGCTGTGGTCTGGTCCCAGTTGACGACCATCGTCTGCCACTGGCCGGTCGGGGAAGCGAACGGCTGCGCCCACGTCTGCAGATCCTGCCAGCGGACGGCGGACAGCTGCGACCAGGTGGCCGGGTAGATCATGTCGGTGTCGACGGCGTAGCGGATCTCGTAGTGATCCCCGTCCAAGACGGTGGTGCCGTCGACGTTGAGGGGTGCGTTCCACGAAACGATGACCCGGGCCCGGGTGAACCCTCGTGCGTCGAGGTAGGCAGTCCCCGTGAACGGCTCTATCAACGTCGGCTGTGCGGGCGTGCTGGTGTCCGCGTTGGGCCGTGACCCGACCGGCTCCCCGCTGGAGTTGAGCGCGCGATCAAACCCGCCGACCGTCACATAGGTGCCGGCGTCGGAGGTCTCGATGTGGTCGGTGAGGTCGTACCAAGTGCCGTTGGCACTGCGGTAGGCGACGGTGTAGTCGGCGGTGACGCCCCACGAGATCTCGGTGACCTGCAACTTGATCGGGTTGAGGCGCTGCCCGCGGAACGTCACCTCGACGTTCGGGTTGTAGAGCTGTTTGTCCGGGTCGTAGGCGTAGACGTAGTCGCCGAGCTGGAAGCTGCCCTCGACGTCGTAGTCCTGGATGTTCAGCCTGAGGTCTTGCTTCGGGGCCGTGTACTGGGAGAGGGCGAGCGCGGCACGTGTGGCGGCGTTCGTCGCGGCGGTGTCGGACTCGCTGACGAGCCGGGTGAACTTGACCGCGTTGCCGTGGATGTCCTTGTAGCCGGTGGCCGGGGACAGGTCCGCGCTGCCGGTGGCGATGCTCGTGCCCTCGCCCTCGGCCAGCAGGACGACGCGGGTCGTGTAGTCCTCGACGTCGCCGGTGAGGTCGAGGCTTCCGGGGACACCTCGCATGGCCATGTCGTCGCCGGCGCCAGCTGCGACGATGGTGCACGTCGGGGTCGTGACGAACAGGTTCGACTCGGGCCCGGCGTCGAGGGTGCTGTCGCCGTTGACCCGCCAGCTCACGGGGATGCTGGTGGTGGACATGGTCTGGCAGACGTACTGGATCGCCTCGCGCGGCGACTGCCACTGGTGCGTGCCCGTGTACTGCCCGGCCACCGAGTAGAGGGTGCCTTCGGTGACGGCGCCGGAGGCGGGGAGGAGCATGCGGATCGTGTTGGCGAACGTCGCGGATGCGGCGGTGACGGCGTTCTCGTAGACGTCGCCCTTGTTGTCTTGGTCGCCGAGCCACATGGCCATGCCGACGCCGCTGATCTTGATGTTGTCGTTGGGGATCTTCGTGCGGGCGTCATCCGTGAGCGAGTTGCCGGTGAGGACGCCGACGTAGCGGGCCGCGCGCAGCAGGTTGTCCCCGTACAGCAGGGGGTCGACGCGGCCGCGGACGATTGCGATGTGCCCGTAGTAGGCGAGGGCGTCGAGCTTCTCGCGGGGGATCGTCGGGAGGAGGTCGATCTCCCACTGGCCGAGCGCGTTGAGGGACTCCTGGACGGTCACCCGGTCACCGCCTTACCGCATAGGTGGCTTCCGGCAGACACGCGATGTACTGGTTCCGCAGATCGGTGGCCGCGTCCCCGGAGACGGCGGAGCCGCCGCCGGCCACCACCCCGATCCAGAAGTCGAGGCTCGTTGCCGCGGCCTTCGTGACGCCGCCGTTCGTGTGGGCAGTGAAGGTGCGTGCGCTGCCGCAGGCGAACCGGTTGCTGTCGGCGTCGTTGCCGGTGGCGGTGACGTACCCGGACGCCGCGAACGAGGTGTTGGTCTCCAGTGTGGACCGGTAGGCGGCGAGGGTGGCGGAGGTACCGATCTGGAGGTAGCCCTCGACGAACCGGGAACCGCGGCGCAGCGACAGATCCAGCGTCGCGCGTCCGGGTGACTGGCCCTTGGACAGGCGCAGGATGACGTGTTCCGGGTCGTTGCGGAGCAGGGACGCCGAGTCCCACGAAGTGATCGACGAGGCGCTGCCCGCGACGCTGACGTTCCACAGCTTCGAGTGCCACGCCCCGCCCGTATATGCCTGCACATCGAACGACGCCGACGCGGACGGCGTCACGTTCACCAGCCCGTTCGACAGCGCCCACGCCGCCGCCGGGACCGGGCGGGCCGTCCCCTCCAGCTCGATCGGCGCGGCCGGCGTCGTCGTGTCCGTGACCCGCACCCGTCCGGTCAGGTAGTTCGCCGGGTCGCAGCCCCAGCGGGGGATGACTCCGGAGGGCACGCTGCGGTAGACGGTCATCGCCCCGTCCGCGCCGGTGCGGGTCATCGTCGTCGGGTTGGTGGAGCCGGTGAAGTAGCCAAAGTGCCCGATGGGCGGGGCATGCCAGCGCTCGCCCGTCAGGGAGAAGTCGTTGATCCTCACGACCCCGGTGAGCCGGGAGTTGAGGTCGACTTCGCCCGCGCTGCCGAGCCGGTCGAGGGTGATCGTCCAGTCCGCGGTGAGCATCTCGGTCCGGTACTCGATGAGCGTCGACGCGCACGAGGTGACCTGGTAGTAGCCGTTCCTCTCAGGCTTGTCAGTGAAGGTGACGGCTACCGGGCTCTGTGCGTCGAGGGCATTGATGTTGTCGTGCGCGCCCACGAGTTGGAGGCGGGTGAGCGGGGGCATCGACTCCTGCCCCGTGAGGCTCAGGCTGCGGTTGCCGCCCTGCTCCGCTGCCTGGAACGTCTCCCGCAGCAGGATGCGGGAGAGCTGGATGCTGCCCCAGTTGTAGACCACGTCAGCGCCTCCGGCTGTTGTCGAGCTTGCGCAGGGCTTCCTTGACGTCGTCCGCCAGCGCGACAGCGACGCGCTTACGCTCGGCTGGGCTGGAGAAGTCGAACGTGCCGCTGACCGTGATGTTCTCGATCGTCACGCTGCTCGCACCGGCCGCCGCCCCACCGGAAACCAGCCGCTCGAACAGCGCGGTCTGCTGCGCGTCCAGGACACGCTCGGGCCTGCGGGTCGCGTTCACCGCCATCGTCGCGCCGGGCTGGAGCAGGCCACCGGAGTCGTACTTCGCGGCCGGCTGGAAACCCCACCTGGAGGTGAACATCGAGTCCTTGTAGCCGCGCGCGGACTTGCCCATGTGGACGCCGCGTCCGCCGGACGACTCGACGTTCATGCCGGCGAGCGTGCCCGCGGTGTGGCCGACGCCGCTGTTGGTGATGCCGATCATGAACGGGGAGTTCAGGTTGCGGACCCAGCCAGATGGGGCGGACGCCCCGAACGCCCCGGTCGCCCAGCGGCGGTGTGGTTTCTGCCCGCGAATGACCGATTCAATTGCGGACATTAGCCCCGAACAGTCCCAGGATGGATTCCCATTTCCAGCCCATTGATACTTCTTGCCGTCCTGGGTCTTCACCCACGACAGGGCGCGCTGCACAGCCGGCCCGCCAGTGGCCTTCTTGTCCTCGCCACCGAACCAGCCCAGCATTCCGTCAACGGCCTTGTTCGCCAGGCCCTTCAGCAGGCTGCCGACGCCGTTCCCGGGGATCTGGTTGATGAGCGGGCGCACGAGCGAGTTGATGGCTGCCTGTGCTGCCTTCTTCAGGCCGCCGACGACGACGTCCTTGGCCCAGTCGTAGGCGCCGCTGACCGCGCCTCCGATGCCGGAGGTGACCTTGCCGATGATGCCGCCGGACGCGTAGTGCTGGGTGCCGCCCTGGTAGCGGGTCCGCTCCTCCTGCCTACTGGGGTTGCCGCCGGTCTTGGTGGGCTGGTCCTTGCCGAGCATGGCGTCGATGCCGCGGTGCCCGCCGAGTTGGGTGACCTGCTGGTTGGAGAGGATGCGTTCGCCGGGGGTGAGCATCGCGGGGACGGTGTCGCGGTTGCCGCTGCCGGGGACGACGCCACCCTTGTTGAAGCCGAGGGAGATGGCGGGCAGCGTGATCTTGCTGGAGATCTTGCCCGCGATGGAGTTCCACATCCGGCGGAGCCCGTTGTTGTAGACGTGGTCGATGACCCACTTGATCGGCGCGCCGATCTTCGACTTCACGCCGGACCAGATCGTGCCGAGCGCGTCCCGCAGGCTGGAGAACGCGGTCTTCATCCCGTTCCGGAACGACGTGATCTTGCTGTTGATCGTCGTGAAGATCCCCGCGACCTTGTCACGGGCCCCGTTCCACATCGCGTTCCACGTGCCGGTGATCGACGTCCTCAGACTGGTCAAGCTGTCGCGGACCCACTTCCACGCCCCGGTCATCGCCGACCTGAGACCGTTGTAGAAGCTGGTCCACCTGCTGCTGACGGTCTTCCACAGGTCGTTCCACAGGCCGACGACCCAGTTCTTCAGGGTCGTAAAGATCTTCTTGGTGTCGGTCCACAACTGCGTGAACCATCCGACGATCGCGTGCACCAGGTCGGGGATGATCGAGTGCCCAACCAGCACGTCGTACAGCCACTGGAATCCAGCGACGATCGTCTTCACGCCCACCGTCATGGCGTCGACGAACGAGGTGATCGCGCCAACCACCGTCGTGATCACCGGCACGAGAAGGTTGATCGCCCCCGCCAGAACGCCGGCCAGCAACTGCGCCAGCCCAGTGATCAGCGGCATCAGCGGCGTCAGCACCTGCACCGCCAGACCCAGCAACGCCACCGCCAGCTGAGAGATCGGCGGGATCAGCGGCAGCAGGGCCTGCACGAGCATCGGGAACATGGGCGCGAGCGCCGCCAGGAACTGGCCCACGAGCTGGATGGCCGGCACCAGTGCCTGGATCACCGGCGCCAGGCCTTGTGCGAGCGACGCGATCAACGGGACCAGCGCGGCCCCGATGGACGAGATGACCGGAGCGATCGCCGTGATGATCGCGGCGAGCACGTCGCCGATGGGCTTGAGCAGGGGCAGGAGCGACGACACGAGACCGGCGATCACGCCGCCGATTTGTGACACCACGGGCAGCAGCGCCGTGATGATCGGCATCAGTGCCGCGCCGAGTGTTGTGGCCAGCTCGGCGAGGACTGGCGCGAACTGCTCCGCGAGTTGCGTGACCACCGGAGCAAGCGCGGCGAGCAGTGGGAGCGCCGCCTGGATCACCGCGCCGAGTGTCCCGGCCAGCAGCTTGGCGATGGCATTGACTGCGGTGAAGATCGAGGTGAGGGCCTTCTGTACCTCGGGCATCGCCGTGATCCGGCGCAGCTCCTTGAACACGGCGCCGAGTCCGCCGAGGGCGTCACCGCCAGCCGCGCCCGCGGCCTTCATGACGTTGCCGAGCGTGCCGAAGATGTCGCCGATCAAGTGGCCGAACTGCTTGGCCACCTCGACGGCGCGGTTGATGCTGTCTTCCAGCGCGCCCGACTTGAAGGCGTCGGCCAGCTTCTTCGCGATGCGGTCCGCCGACGTGCCCGCTGCCGTGGTCAGGCGCTTGAACGCCGGAGACGCGGCCACCGAGATCTGGGTGAGGCCGGTGATGAACTGGCCTGGGATCTTTGTGAGCGGCTTCAGCCCGTCGTTCAGCCCTGCGAACATCTTCTTCAGCAGGCCGGTCTTGCCCAGCTCGGTGACCGCGTCGAAGGCGCTCTTGGCCATCTGGTTGAGCACGGTGGCGGTGCCGGTCAGCCCGGCCGTCAGGGATGGCAGGATGGCCGTGGACATGGTCGTGAACTTCTGGCCGAGGCCGGCGAACAAGGCGTTCTGTACATCGAGCTTCAGGCCCCGCCAGGCGCTGGCCTGCGCGAGGACCGCCCGGACGAACGCCTGCGCGTTGGGGGCAAGCTTGGCCATCGCATTCGCGGTCGCCGTCGTGGCGGCCGCGGTCTTCGTCTGCGCGTCCGCGAGCGCCTCGGCGGCTTCGCGTGCCGCGTCCTGCGCGTCCTTGATCTGTCGCGCCCCGTCGACTGCTGCCTTGGCGGCTGCGGCCTGAGCGTCCGCGACGTCGCGCTGGGCTTTCGCGATCCGCTGCGCCCCGTCCTCCTGGGTACGGGCCGCTTCCTTCTCCGCGTCCGCCAGTTCCTTCGTCTTGTCGGTGACGTCCTGGTTCGCGTCGGAGATCTTCCCCTTGGCGTCCGTAACGGTTTTCGAGCCCTCGACCCCGGCCGCGTTCGCGGCGTCGGTCTGCTCCTGCAGCCGTTCGGTCTCCGTCTGCTGCTCGGACAGCGCCTGCACGGCTTTGTCGTACTGGAGCTGCGCCTTGTCGATCTCCTCCTGAGTGGCCTTCGCCCCCTTCGCTTTGACTGCGGCGAGCTCCTGCTCCGCGTCCTGGAGGTCGAGGACCTTCTGCCGCTGGTCCAGCTGCGCGTCGACGAGGCGGGCGTTGAGATCCTCCAGCTCCTGCGCAGCTTCCCGCCGCGCTCCGGTGAGGTCCTCCTGTGCCTGCCGTGCCGCACGCTGTGCGTCCGCGAGATCCCGCTCCGCTGACTCCACCGAGTCCAGTGCCCGCCGGTTCGCGTCGGCGACGTCCTGCACCGTGTTCTTCAGCGACTGCTGGGCGTCCTCGATGTCCCGTGCGGCCTTCACCCGCGCCTCGGCCGCCGCTACCTCGGCGTCCTTCACAGCCTGCTGGGCTTTGGCCAGGCTGCGCTGTGCGGCCTCGACCCGCCGCGTCGAGTTCTCCGCCGCACCCGCGCTCTTGGTGGCCGGAGCGAATGCCTGCTTGAACGCGTCCCCGATACCGGACATGCCGACCTTGATGGCGGCGAACGCGGCGCCGAGCGAGAGGACTGCCGGCGCAGCGATCGCGGCGGCCGGGCCCATCTGCATCATGGCCTGCCCCAGCGAGGCCACAGTCGGCAAAGCCTGGATCGCGAGGGCGGTCAGGCTGGTCAGACCGGAGGTGAGACCGCCGAGTCCACCGCCGCTGCCGCCCCCACTGCCGAGGTTGGTGAGCGCGCCAAGCCCGAACGTCCGCACCCGGATGTTGGCGGTGCGGTCCCTCGCGGCGTGGTTAAGCGCCGTGTTCGCAGCCGCCGTGTCCGCCCGCGCCTGGATCGTCATCTGGCGGCGGCGGGTCAAGTTCGCGAGGTCGTCGGCTGCGACGCGGGTGTCGACGTCGACGCCGATGCGGACCTTGCGGCGCGCGGTCAGGTTCCGGATCTCGTCGGCGGCGACGCGGGTGTCGGCGGTCGCTCGGATGGTGACCGTGCGCTCTTTGGTCAGCTTGTCGAGCTTGGCCTTGACCGCGTTGTAGGCGGCGTCCGAGATCTTCGGGGCGATGCCGACCGTGTGCTGCCCGGACAGCGCGGTGAGTTTGCTGGTGGCCGCGGAGTCATCGAGCCGCGCGGTGATCTTGACTGTGCGGTCGCGGGTCAGTTTGGCGAGCCCGCTGACGGCGGCCTTGTCGTCGAGGCGGACGGTGAGCTTGACCTTCCGGTCCTTGGTCAGGTTCCGCAGCGAGGTGGTGGTGGCTGCGCCGTCCAGGCTCGTCGTGATCTTGATTTGGCGGGGCTTGACCAGCGCGCTGAGCCGGGCCTTGGCGTCCTTGTCGTCCAGGTTGACGCGGACCGTCGACTGGTTCTTCTTCGCCCTCAGGCGGTCCATCGCCCGGTCGTAGCCGGACTCGTCAGCCGTGACCTCGACGTATCCCTCGGCGATGCGGAATGAACCAGCCACGACCTACCCTCCCTGTGCCACGCTCACGAGCCCCGGGAACTTGGCCCGGAACTGGGTCAGTGAGACCTCAGCGGTCTCGCTGGGGGCGCGCCCGGCGGGGGCGGCCTGTGTGCGGGTTGGGGTGGTGCGGTCGGTCGATGGACTGCTCTCGCGGGCCTCTTCGGCGAGGGCCGCCATCACGCCTTGGTAGGCGGTCAGCCGGTAGGCGAGGGCGAAGTAGCGGGGTCCGTCGACCTCTTGCTCATAGAGGTCAATGCCGTAGATGGCGAGGAAGTCGGCGTCGATGTCGGCCTGGTGGTCGAGGACCCACATCACCTGGCTGACCCGGTCCGCGAGAACCTGCGGCCAGCCGTGGTCGTAAGCCCAGTCGCGGATCCGGCTCACCCACGCCGGGCTTTTCCCTCCTTCTCCTGCTCGCCGAGGGCCTGCTTGATGATGATGTCGACGATCTGTTCCAACTGCTCGCCGGTCATGGCCCGGGACTCCTCCAGGGCCATGTACGCGTCCTCGCCCAGCACGCGGATCAGGAGCGGTGCGGTGGCCAGCTCGTGGCCGGCCTCGGAGGCGTGCCGGAGGTACCGAAGGGCGACGCCGCGGGGGATGGTCTTGGGGATCGTGTACTCGTCGTCGCCGATGTAGAAGAGCGTGACGCGCTCCTCGACGACGTCGTCGTCGGCGGCGATCCGGATCGGTTCGAAGTCCGGACCGCCGACGGCGACGGGCTTGGCGGCGGCGCGCTTGCGTGCGGCTGCTGTGGTCTGACGGGTGGTGGATGCCATGGGTGGTGCTCCTCGAAGCGGCCGGGTGGGAGTCGGCTAGCTGGTCTGGTCGACGATGTGGAAGGGGGTGATCACGCTCGACACGTAGTGGCCGGCGAACTTGACCGGGATCAGCGTCTGCTTGTCCTTGGTGTAGGCGAGCTCCACCGAGTCGGTGTTGAGCATGCGGCGGCCGATGACGCGGCGGGTGAACTGGCTCGGCGCATAGCCGTCCATGATCACCGCGAAGTAGGTCGGCTGAGTCGCCGAGCTGGAGACGTTCGGGTCGAAGCTCTTGAAGCCCGCGCCCGACGCGCTGGTGCCGCCGTTGAGGGAGATCGACAGGTTCTCCAGCGTCGCCTCCGCGAGGGAGGTCTCGATGGTGAAGTCCTGCTTCGTCAGGCGGCTGCCGACGCGGAGGGTGATCTGGTCGACCTCCAGCTCCCCGTAGGTCTGGTCGACGCTGAGCTTGACGCCGTCCTGCGTTCCGCCCAGGTCGCTCCACGAGGACGAGGGCGGGGTGGTGTTGACCGCGGTGTCAGCGGGCTCGGTGGCCCCGTAGGCGCCCTTGTACAGGGTCGCCGGACCCTGGATCAGATTCGTCGTAGTGACCGAGATCGGACTCACATCCTTCAGACGGCGGCCCGTTCAGGCCGTGTTCGGTGGTTGGTTCGGCGCTAGCTGGACTTCGCCGTCGTGGCGCTCTTCTTCTCGGTGGTGGCCGGTGCCGCGGTCGGGTCCGGTGCGCTCGGTGCGGGTTCGGGGTCGAGGAGGATGCCCTGCCGCTGGAAGTCGAGGAACGTGGCGTCGTCGACGTCGATCTCCCGGTCGGGCTGCATGGTGGTCCGGACGATGGGCATCAGGGGTAGTCCTCCCGACAGAGTGGAAAGCGGTGGTGGCTGAACTGCGGCAGGAGCGGCAGCGCGATGGTCTGCTCGGGCGGGACGGTGCGCGGGCAGTCGACGATGCGGATGTCGCCGGTCAGGAGGAACTCCAGCTCCCCCCGGCTGCTGTGGACGATGACCCGCCCGTTCCAGGTGAGGAGATCGCCGCCGAGGCTGGCCTCGCGGATGGCGTAGCGGCTCATGCCGGGACCTCCGTCCACGCGACGACCAGGCCCGGGATGTCGTAGCGGGCATAGGAGGAGGCGTCGTCCGTGATGCGGCGCGGGTCGCCGACCGTGTAGGCGGACTTGACCTGCACGCTTGGGTAGCCGCCGGGCAGGGCGAGCGCCGGCTTCGGAACGTTCGGGTGGTCCAGGGTGGCGGCGACGATCGCCTCGGCCAGGTTCGACGCCTTGCCCCATGGCGGCTTCTGCGAGCCCGGGTTGGCGGCCCAGCAGGACACGCCCATCACCGGGGTCCGCAGCGGCACGTAGATGTTGGAGGCGCCGCCCGCCGTGACGAGCGTGACGAACCCGGTGTCGGCCCAGCCGAGGGTGCCGTCACTGCCGGGCTTGGGAAGGGTGGTGGCGACGATGTCACCGAGCACCGAGGCCAGCCACGCAGTGGCGACCAGCTCCGGGGTGGCGCGCAGCACGGGGGTCGTCATGCCGTCCTCCGCTGGTAGAGAGCGGGACGGAGATACGGCCTCGGCTCGGTGCCGGGGTGGTTGACCCGAGCGACTGGGTGGTCAGCTCCCGGCCAGGACAGAGCCTTCTTGTTCTTCGGGAGGATCACGTGGGGAGGCGTGCCGAGTTCAACGTCGGAGGCGTAGTTGCAGTCCAGCGAGCCGACACGGAGCACCTTGTCGTTGCACTCGGCGCGGAGGGAGTCGTGCAGGCGGCTGCTGCGCTTCGGGACGAAGTCCTTCGCGTCGCTGAGGATGGCGTCGCCGATGACGTCCTGCATCCACTCGTTGATCGCCGCGTCGACATGCTGCCGCGCGGACGGATCGATCCGTACTCCGGATCGCGCCATGGCCGCCTCCTCTCCGAAGGTGGTGTCGTGCTGGCCGCCCGGTCTCCCCGGGCATGTGGCCGATGCTGTTGTCAGGTGGTGCGCCGCAGGTCGAGCCGGAGATCGGCTGCCGCTGTAGGGTTCGCCATCGAGGAGACGGCGTCGACGATGTAGACCGAGCCGGTGCGCTCGTCACGCACCCGGTCCTGGTCGCGGATGTCCGTGCCGGCTGTCACGCGGGCGACGGCGTAGCGGACGATGCGGGGGGTTGGGTCGTCGCGGGTGGTCACCCGGCGGGACTGTTCGGTCAGCGAGGCGGGGATGCCGGCGGCGACAGCGGTGTCGGTGTCCTGCTCGTCGCCGTAGGCGTCGGTGGTGGCACCGCGGAGTACCGCGATCGTGGTGGTCGCGCGGGCTAGCACGGTCCACCGCCGGATCCGATCGGCATCCATCGCGGGTCGTTGTCGTCGGCCGCCGCATTGGTGGTGTTCATGACTCGCGGGATCTGGCCCGCGTCGGAGCGTCGACGGATCTTCAATCCGCGGTTGCGGTTCCACGACAGGCGGTCGATGCAGCGCTTGGCCAGCGGCGCGAGGATCCCGGCGTTGGCGTGCAGGAATGTCGCCGACACCTGGTCCTGGTTGATCGAGCTGGTGTCCATGTTGGTGGCCCAGTCGGGGTGCTGGGTGATCCATGCGGCCTGGTAGGCGACGGCCTGCTTGAGGAGCCGGAGGTTCTTCGGGGCCAGGGTGATGGACTCCTCGGTGACGTCGGCGAACATCTCCACCACGCCCTGCGCTTGCTCGACCTGCGCTGCAGTAACGGTGGCACCGGTGTAGGTGAAGGCGTCGCCTGTCGTAGCCCAGGCCATGTCAGGTCACCGCCCGGATGGACACCTCGTACACCTCGCGGCCGTTCACGGTGCCGACGCGGCGGGCATCGCCTCGCGGAACCCGGCCTGCATCGATAGCCGCCTGGCGCGTCGCGGCACGAAACTCTGCATGCTGGGGCTCGGTCGGTCCTTCGGCGGTCGCCGGAAAATCGTGGCGGAACACGGTCGAGGGCAGGTCGGGCGTAGTCCTCGTCGCGCGGACGGGGCGGCTCGGTTCCGGTGCTACAGCCTCGGGGGCGTCCGCTTGCGGAACCACCTCGTGTACGACGGTTTCGGGTTCGGCCTCGACTGTCATTTCGGGATCGGTGAAGTCGCCGTCGGCGCCCGCATCTTCCGCGTCGGAAGCTGTGAGCCGGCCGATCAGTTCCGCCTTCACTCGCCCTGAGGACAGGCCGCGACGCTTGCACTCAGCCTGCAGTTGCGGCGTTGTCATCGACTCGTAGTCCACGACCCACCTCCTTCATCGTGTGCCGGCTCCGCAGGGGTGGCACCCACCAAGCCCCTGCGGAGGGTCCGGGGCGGCTACTAGTCGGTGATGCGCTCGACGATGGAGAACGCGGCCTCATGCGCGATCTGGAAGGCACGACGGACGCGGAACTTGACGGCGGTGTCGTCGGTGTTGTCCTGCGCGCGGGCCTGGTCGACGAGCGACTCGGGCTGGGACCGCTCGCCCTTCTTCAGGTAGGAGCGGTTACCGAAGAGCAGCAGGTCGTTGCCGCCGGGCGCGGCGAGCATCGTCGCCGATACCTTGGCGCCGCGGGACCAGGTGATCGGCGCACCGAACAGGGTGTCCGGGGTGGAGCCGGATGCGGGCTGGAAGATGGGGCGGCCTTGGTTGTCGGTGCACAGGCGGAGTGCGTCGCGCCAGCCGGGGGCGGCGATGACGAACTGGTCAGCCTGGGACCAGAACTGGCCTGTCTCCACCTTCTTGAAGGCGGCGGACAGCTTCTCGTACAGAGACGTGCCGACCGGGGTGGAGGGGATGGCGATGAGGTCGTCGTCCCACGTCAGGTAGTTCGCGTCGGCGGTGTAGCTGGTTGCCGAGTTCGTGGTGCGCAGCGCCTTGTACGCGGAGGTGAACGGGACGGTGCCGCCGTTCTCCGAGGCGGAGACGCCGATGCAGGCGTTGTCGAAGGCGTCCGAGTAGGAGATCGCCCAGTCCATGCCCTTGATGCGGATGGTGTCGACGACGGTCGCGGCGTCGGCGAGGTCGTCCTCGTCGACGGTGAACTTCGCGATCAGCCGTCGGGCGGTGAGGGTGATGTAGTCGTTGGTCGACGTGTCGTCGGTGTACGTCGTACCGGCGGTCACGGTCAGGCCCGCAGAGCGCAGGACCCTCTTCGTCGCGGACGACATGGGGACGCGGTAGCCGAGCTGCTCGATGGCGGACTCGCGCTGCACACGCTGGATGACCTCGGAGTCCCATTCGATCGGGATCCAGGAGTCGATGATGTCGGTGGAAGCCACCTTGGCACCTCGGAAGGAAGCAGGGGCTCACGGCCCGCACGGTTGGGTGGGTGCCCTACCTGGGCGGACCTGTGAGCGTTCCTGCTCGTCCCTGCTCAGACCCGAAGGCCTGTTATGCCATGCCCCACTGGGGCGTGCTACGCGCCGCGAGTTGCCTGCCGGGCCAGCTTCTCCACCCAGTCCTTGGGTTCGGGGGCCGGCGGCTTCTTGTCGGCTGCGTCCACCTTAGCCGCCTGTACTCCATTCTGGCCAGAACCACCAGCCCCGTTGGACGGATTGGCAGCACGGGTGCGCTTGAAGAACTCCGGCCAGTCCCGCTTCAGATCATCGATCTGCTCGGCAAGGCCGGTGATCTCCCCGTCGTCGATGTCGACGTCGTCCAGGTCGAGCAGCTTCATGAGGCTGTCGAGACGGGTTCCGTTCCAGCCGGCTTCAGAGAGGGCCTTGTTGAAGCCGACCGCGAACGTGCGCATCTGGCGGGTGCCCTTGAGCTGCGTCTCGGTGACAGCCTTGTCGACGGCGCGCTGCATTTCGGCCGCGGTGAGACCTCGCGGTGCGTCGTCCTTGCTCGCCACCGGCTCGTCGTCGGCCTGCGGCTCGGGATCCGCGTTGGCCTTCAGCCCGGTCTTGGGGTCGATGCCGTGGGCGCGCAGGAACTTGCGGCGCGCCGCAGCCTCGCCAGACGCCGACTTCAGCTTCGCCTGGTGCGCCTCCCACTCCTCACGGGAAGGGGGCGTCCAGTCGTCGGCCGGCTCCACGTCGTCGTCCGGCTCAGGCTCCGGGTCCGCGTCCGGCTCGGCGGCCGGCTCTCCGTCGGCGTGGAACACCGGGGAGAAGATGCCGCTGCTGTAGGGGTGCGTCCAGCCCGGGCGGTGGATGCGGGATCGGGCGAGGGTCTTGGGTGCCATGTGTTGCCTCCGTGTTCAGGAACGGCCTGCGGCGGTCGCCCGAGCGGCGCGCCGAAGGTGGTCAGGGATCTGCCGATTCGCGGCCAGCGCATGGGCGGCACGAATACGGGCTGTGCGGGATTCCGATGGCCGCGCGCCACCGGTAGCAATGCTGCGCAGGGCCTGCTGGCGCAGCAGTTCAGGGAGAGCCGTGGCGCCATGCGCCCATTCCTCGCGCCACGGAACGAGTCGGCAGCGGCAGTTGGGGTGCGCAGGGGGGCCTTCGATCGCCGCCTTCGTCGAGGAGCGTGACGCAGGGTCCATGGACAGGCCGCCGGGGAAGTGGCCATCTCGGTCGGCGAGGTGTCCGGAATAGGCGAGGCAGATAACGCAGGCATCGGGCTCCGCCACCCATAGGGCACGCGCGCCGAGCCCGGCAATTGTCTGCGTGGCGCCATCATTGATGGCCCGATGGAGGCACCAGGCGACCGCGGACCGCACCATGCCAACGACCCGGCGGGCTGCTCCCAGGCCGGTCAGAACGTCACGCCAGGAGGACACGTTGCGTGGGTTGAGTAGCCGGGCCGCCAGGCGCAGCTGCTCCCCCACCGCATCCGCTATACCCTTCGCCGCCCGGCGGGCATCGCGGGACACCTTCACGTCCGGCACGGTCACGGCTTGACCGGATGCCCGGCGCGCGAAGTCGACCGCATGCCGGGCCCCCATCGCAGCCGCTTCAGCAAGGGCGCCGTCGATGGCGCGCGACGCCCGACGGTCCAGGCCGGACTGGGCGCGGTTCACATCCCGCCGGACGCGCATCAGGTAGGCGGCGAGAGCGACACCCCCACCAGCAGCCGCGACGGCACCGAAGGCCAGCACCCAGGTCGCCAGGGCGGCTGCGACCAGCGCGGCCAGCGCGGCTCCAGCTCCGCCGTCAGCCTCTTCGGCAGTCCGCTCTTCGAGCGCGACGGCTTCGTCTACTTGCTGCTGTTGGGTGAGGTCGGCGAGCTGCTGCGCCGTGGCGGGTTTGGCCATCAGGCGGCCACCTCGCCTGCGTTGAGGGCGGCGGTTGCACCGAGGACGCTGTCGAGGAGGGCAGCCACCTGGGTCTCGTTGATCGCTCCGAGCTGGACGCTGGCGCCGAGTTTCTGGATGGCGTCGCCGAGACTGGAGAGGAGTTCGACGCGACGCTGGAGTTCGGCGTCGTCGTCGAGGTTGACGAGCCACGCCTTGACAATCTCCGGCGGGTATCCGGCTTCAATGAGGGCCTGTTCGCGTGGCACTCCGTTACGGATCTTCGCCTCGATGGTGGCCCAGCCGTCGGCCGAGGTGACCTGGTCGGCAGGCTTCCAGTGGACCTTTACGGTGACGTCGTCGACGCCGAGGATCCGCAGCGCGAATGTGTACGCCGCCGCCCAGGTGCCGCCGAAGGAGCGCTGAATGGACTCGACCATCGCCGTCAGTTCGGCCTTCGCTTCCTGGCGGGCCTCCCCCGAGATCGCGTCGCCTGTCGAGTCGAACAGGCTGAACGGCACTCCGGTAACCTGCGACATGGCCTTGACGTACCGGTCGAGAGGTTCGAGGTAGACCTTCGGATTGGCGGCCTCGAACTGGCCCACACCCTTGAGTCCTTGCAGCATCCACAGCTCGCCGGGGTCATTGCGGAGCTGGGACGCGTTGAGACCGGACTCGGGGTCAGCGTCGGCATCCTCCGGGTACTCGGGATCGAAGTCGTTCTGCGCGCCGGACTGGTCGACCGCCGGGTCGATGAGCCCGTACCGCTGCGGCAGGGACTGGTAGTCGACAGTCGAAGCATGGGAGACGACCAGCTTGTTGATCAGATCCTGCGGCCCGTAGGCGGCGTAGTGGACGGGCCGGCCGTAGGGGCGCGAGGTGCGGAAGTGGAAGAACGGCACCTCGCCGTACTCGTTGGGCAGGACGGCGTCCTGGCCGTCGCCGTCCCACGGCTCCCACTTGTCGGCCTTGCCGCCGTGCTTGCCTGCCCACAGCCAGCGCTCGATGCGGTCCGCGTAGTACAGGTCGGCGCGGGTCACCACGTCCTTGCCCGCACCCATCGTCCACGCCTTGATCGCGTACCGCTTGCGGAGCGGGTGTTCCTCGTCGTAGATGACGCGCGCGACAGCCGGCGAGTTGCAGTACATGTTCACGCCGAGCATGTCGCCCTGCTCGTCGGTCTCCGGCCACACCATCAGGTAGACGTCGCCCTGCGAGCAGCCCCGCTTGTGCAGCGCCGGGCCTTCCTCGTCGAGTTCGTTGCGCTTGACCAGGTCGGCGATCTCCTGGTCGGCGTCTTCGCTGTCGGTGGTGATGGCGGTGATGTGGAGCCGGTTCGCGACGGCGTCGACGGGGATACGGGCGAAGTTGACCTTGTCGAGTTCGTTCAGGTTGGACTTGGCGAGCATCTTCGCGACCTTGTCGGAAGCGAAGATCTCGTCGACTTCCCCGTCGTAGTACGCCTCCGCCTTCGCGTACTCCGGCCGGGCGTCACACAGCACGTGGTAGGCGTACTTCAGGTCAGCGGTACCGGCCATCAGCGGATCACCTCGGGCTTACTGACCGCGCCGCGGCCTTCGGTCGGGCAGGAGGCTTGAGGAATCGCAGGACCGCGTTGCCGACCGAGTCGACGAGGTCATCGTTGGGGGCCTTCGGGAAGGCGACCATCTGCTCTTCCAGTGAGGGCAGCGGCTCGGCATGCAGGACCCGGGTGGGGATCAGCTGGTACAGGTTGAGGAGCCGCTCGGCACGGGTCTCCTTCTTCTCGCTGTTGTGGACGGTGACGACCTTGACGGGGAGGTGGTGAAACACCTCGTGCCACAGGTCGCCGCCCTGGTTCGACTCGACGAGGATCGCGCCGACCTCGGGGAACGATTCGAGGATCTGCAGGACGCGGGCGCGTAGCGGCTCGCCTTTCAGCTTCACGGCCTGCGCGAACTTCACCAGGCAGCGGGCGGGGGTGGCTCGCTGGTCGGCGGTCGCGGCGCGGGCGGGCGCCCAGCTGACGACGGACAGGCCGGTGAAGTCGCTGGTCTTCTTGGTGGTGACGGCTCCGTCGACGGACAGGTAGGTGCGTGCGGTTGGGAACGTGCCGTAGGTGAAGTCGGTCTCGGACCAGTAGGCGCCGTCGGCGGCCATCGGATCGTTGAGGTAGTTCTTCCGGTAGCTGCGCGTGTGTTCGATCTTCTTCAGGAAGGCGAGCGGCCACTTCGACGGCCACATCGAACGTTCAAGACCGTAGTCGTCGGCGACGATCGGCAGGTGGTGGTGGACGCGGAACTGCTGCTCCCCCACCCACGCGTTGCCCTCGGCCTGCTCACCCTTGCCCCACTTGACCAGCTGGTGGGTGATGCTGCCGGGCATCGTGACAGTGCCGGACAGGACGACGCGGGCATAGATGTTGAGAGGAAGGATCGCGTCCGTGACGGTCTTCAGCCGCTTGTCTGCCTGGTAGGCGCTGTAGCTGGACTCATCGGGCTCCACGTCGTCGAGGAGCAGCAGGTCGGGGCGGCGTTCGCCGACCTTCATGCCGAGGCTGGACGCGTCGATGCCTTTCGCGGCGAACACGAAGCCGTTGGCCCGGATGACCATATGCTTCGCGTCCGACTCGGAGGCGCCGGACGGGCGCCTGCCGGCCGTGCACAGGTCGGGGAAGTCCCGCTTGAGAGCCGTATTCTGGTCGACTTCCTTACGGAAGGTCCCCAGATGCATCTCGGCCTGCGGGCCGGAGTCGGCGAACACGGCGGCGAACTTCACGTGCCCGTGCGCGGCGGCCCACAGGGGCAGGATGAACAGCATCCATGTGCTCTTGCCCGTGTCCCGGGGTGCAAGGAAAGCGTCCCGCTGCTCCATCGGCCCAGACGGCGGGACCGCCCACTGCCGGGCGAGGCGCACCCATTCGAGATGGGCGTCGGCGAAAGTGACGTGGCCTTCGGGGTCACGGAGGTGGTGCAGGCAGTAGAGGACGGCGAAGAGGAGCGGGTCGTACTTGCTGGCTTCGATTCGGGCGTCACGGTATTCGGGGCTGCCGTCGAGGAGGCGGGCGTCGATGCCGGTGACCCAGGCGCCGAAGTCGAACAGGTCGGCGTTCGCCGCCTCGTCATACGGGTCGGCGGTGCTCGGGTGGTCGACGGCCGTGGTCACTCGCCGCGCTCCCGCTGCGCGCGCAGGCTGTCGACGACGTTGGCGTTCTTCGCGCGCATCTCGGCGACGAGTTCTTGCAGCTTGATGTCCTGCTGGGTCGTCTCGGTGACCTGGACTTCGGATCTGGCGGGCGCGTCGATTCCGAAGATCCGCCGCAGAGCTGCGGCGTTCCGCTCTCGGGCGTCCTCGATCTTGACGAGGCGGTCGATGGCTGCGAGGACGGGTCCGTCGTCGGGGAGGGGTGCGCCTGCGAGGTTGATGATCCGCCCGTTGTTGACGGTGACGTGCTCCCGCTCCAGTACCTGGAGTGCGGCCTGCTCAAGGCCGGCAAGGCGGGCGTGTGAGGCTTCGAGGCGTTCGACGATGAGGGCACGCCAGGCGTCCACCTTGGGGTCGACCCGGCGTTCGGCTTCTTCACGGACGAGGTCACGGGCCGTGGTCCAGGGGATTTTGACGCCGCCGGTGGGGCCGTCAGGCTCGGCGGTGATCGCTTCGATGGCGCGGAACGACAGCCCGTTGAGCTTGAGTTGGAAGACGATCTCGGCCTTCTCGGCTGCCGCCGCAGGGTTCTTCAGCTTGTACGGGTTGGGTCCGCCAGCCATCCCCACTCCCCTCAATGCCATCGATTCTTCAGAATTACATCACCTTCACCTTTGAATCGTAGGACATCGATGCAGATTAGTCGCTAACCCTGCTACCGCAGCCCACGCTGTGGGCGCAGCCGGATGGCACGCAAGACCCGCAGGACCCGTCAACGCCGCGGCCGTTAGCCGATCGGACGGACATTCCACCAACACCTCCCCAAGTCACCCTCGCGCCCCTACAGTCGGCTCACTGCTACAGGAGGGGGCCGTGATGGCTGGGGGATGTCGGGACTGCACCACGTGCACGAAGCCGGGACTCGCGCGGATGGGGCAGAACCTGGGGGTCGGGTTCATGCATCTGATGACGTGCGGGATCAGCTGGATGGTGAAGCGGGGCGGGATGTCGCACTGCCCGCAGTGCAAGCACCTGCGGTCGAATCACCAGACGCGCCGCGACGGCTCGTACATGGACTGACGGCACGACGAAGGGCCCGCCCCCGGAGTTCTCGGGATCGGGCCCTCAGGGCCGGGGAACTTGGCGACTACGGTCTTGCGTAGCTGCGAAGGTAGGCGGCCAGTCTCTCTAGCGTCTGCGGGTTGTCGTAAGCGTGGCCGACGGCGAGGTTGCAATTCTTGCAGAGCAAGCCACGGATGCATCTCCCACAAGTGGTCCTGCTGGGACAACAGTTGTGTGCGTGATCAATGGCGAACCGTCGGTCCACATCGCTCGCATCCACCCCGCAACCAAGGCACTTGCCGTCCTGAGCAGCGAGCATGGCGTCGTACCGTTCCTCGGTGATCCCGTAGCGTTCCTTCAGCTGGGCGCGACGGCGGGTCACGGGGTTCCGTTCACCCTGACGACTACCTCTAGTGATAACCCGACAGTCACGGCACTGCGCTCTGCGGTGTCGAACGCCTTGCGCATTCGCCGTCCAGTGGTAGTCGGTTGCAGGCTTCAAGATGCCGCACCGGAGGCACTCACGGTCTGGCTCCGCAAGGGTGGCCAGGGCGGCATCTTCCGGGTTGGGTGCGGCCATCAGGCGGCCACCCTGGGCCACCGGAATCCGCGGGCGGCGAGGATCTCGATGAGGCGGCCTCGGTAGGTGGTGCGGATCATGCACTGCTCCTTACGGGTCCGATGCTGGCCTGGTCGGTGGCGATGGCGCGCGCGCAGCCGCCGCATTCACGGATCGCACCGTTCGGGTAGCCGCGGGCGAGCCAGCCGGTCTTCCCGCAGGCGGCTTCGAGCTGGTCCTCGTACCAGCGGTTGTCGACCGGCCGGCGGGTGCGGTGGGTCGTGCGGCCGTTGACGAACCTGATGTCGCGGACCGGGAACTGCTCGGCGACCGAGAGGGCGGGCGGGGCGTCCATCAGTCCTCGTTCCAGTACATGCGGTCGTAGCGGGCGGCCTGCTCGGGAGTCTCTTCCCACCAGCCATAGGGCAGGCCCGGCTCGACCAGCGGCTCGACGGCCGACTCAACGTCGACGTTCGGGCCGAGCGGGTGGGCTACCACGGCGCTCCTCCTCCCCAGCCGCCCTTCTTGCTGCGGCGCTTCGGGTTGATCCCAGCCAGTTCCATGCGGCGCCTATCGAGGCGGTCCTGGGTACGCATCCACTGACGGCATCCGTCGGTCTTGCAGTCGGCGCAGTACGGGTCGGCGCTCTCGCCGGTCATGTCCGCAGACCAGCCGGTGACCGCGTGGTACAGCGTCGACTCGCTGTTGAGGCGTGCGGTCCGGCGGGCGAGCATCCGCGCCAGGATCTGCCCCTGCATCGGCTGCTCCCAGCCGTGCACGTCACGGCCGCGCAAGTACGAGCGCCCGTGATGGTGACGCGGAGTGCCGCACCAGCGGCAGCCGAACGGAGGGGTGGCACCATTGGGCCAGCGGATCATGGGCCGCTTCTCCATGCGGTCTCCTATCGGTTGAGGCTGGGCAGGTCGGCCCAGCTGCGGGTGAGTCCGGGGTCGTGCGCGGCGAGGGCGAGCAATCACAGATGCCCCGCCGGCACGCGGGCCAGGAGCCAGTTCTCGTCGCCGCGGGCCCGGTAGCCCTCGGCGAGGTCGGGGCGCCCGGCGCGCTCAGCCTTCTCGGCTTCGGCATCCCAGTGCTTCGCGGCCTCCAGGTGGGCGTCGGCGAGCAGCTGGGCGCTGGTGGGCTGGGGGTCGAGCTGGACGGTCATGCGGCGGTTCTCCTCGCGCACGGGTGACGTCGTGGGGCTGGCCTTGCAGGTCTGGCGCTCCGTGAAGTTGGTCTAGGCGACCTCCAGGCTGGTGACGGTGAGCAGGTGGCGGGTGCCCCGGTAGGCCTGGAGGCCGGCGTACAAGGCCTGGTCGATGGCCCCGTAGACGTGGACCTCGATCCACTTGCCGGTGGTGCGGTGCTGCGCCCAGACCTTGAAGGCGTCGCGGCCGGTGGCGGCTCGGTGGGCCTTGGCGACGTGGCGGCCGAACCAGGACTTCTGCCCGTCCTTGAGGTCACTGCCACCGATGCGGTCCAGAAAGTCGCCGGTGCGGATGAGCCGGCCGGTCTCGACGAGGGCGCCGATGATGCCGTTGATGACCCGGTAGCGGAGCGCCTTGGGTGCGGTGCGGGCGGCGGCCTTGGTGCGGCGGCGGAGCTTGGCGGTGACGAGCATCTGGTCCCCCTTGGTGCGGTGGTTCAGGTTCCGCCATGGCAACTGACTAGCGATCGACTGTTGCGCTGGCGATGACTCAGACAGTACTCCTGAGGCGTAGGCACCGCAACCCTGTTGCGATACATTGGCTTCATGAACCCGACCCCGCACGCCGAACCCCCCTCCCTGGAGGACATCGCCGCAGCCGGCACCCGCCGCCAGCGCGACGCCGACCGCCTCAAGAAGTCCGGCGACGAGCTGAAAGAACTCGTCCTCGCCGCGCTGCGCGAAGGCCACCTGAAGCCGACCGAGGTCGCCAAGGCATCCGGCTGGACCGGCGCCCACGTGCGGAAGATGGCGCGCGAGGCGGGCATCGAACCTGACGAGCGCTACCGTGAGCGGGCCGGGAGGCTCAAGAAGGTGCAGGCCGAGGAGGATTCCGAGTGACCGATGCGACCCCCGCCCCCGGCACGACCCGCTATCTCTGCCCGCTGGAATGCGGCTGGCACCACGACGTCCCGCCGCCCACCGTCGAGCGGATAGTCGAGCTGGGCGCCACGTTCGACCTTGTGGACCGAACTCCTAGCGAGGCGATCAGCGCGATGGCGACGCAGGCGTGCCTCCGGGAAGCCGAGCTGACGGAGGCAGCGCTGCGCGAGCACCTGGCCACGCACACCACAGAGCAGTTCGTGCGGACCATCCAGGGATTGCGGGCGAAGGTGGCCCAACTGCAGAGCGCGGGCCCGGCGCGCCCCGACGAGTAGCCCGCTTCCCGGATTCCGCCCCGTCTCCCCCACCCCCGCGGGCAGACTGCGGGTATGGCGATCCGGGTAGGCGTGCAGGCGGACAGTCAGGACGAGTGCGCGGAAGGTCTGGCGCAGCTGGTGGACGCCGGGTATCTGCCGGTGATGCTGCCGACGCTCCTCACCGACAACCGGTGGCTGGCCCGCGCCGTCCCCGCACCAACGACGAAGGCCCCGACCACGGATGGTCGGGGCCTTGGCGTTTCCGGCTAGCCGATGCTGCCGTCGATCGTCCCGTTGTCGTAGTAGTCGAGGGTGTCCCGGTCTGTCTTCGACATGTCGTCGAACGCGTGCTTCAAAGTCCAGGCCACCAGCAACGCGTCGTAGTCGTCCTGCTTCACGTCATCGCAGGCTTCGGGTCGATACGTCTTGGTAGACGCCGAGGAGAGCGCCTTCTTGCAGGCTGCGACGGTGTCTTCGTAGGACCGGCCGTTCATCCACACGACGGTCGTGATGATGGCCAGCACGGCGGCGATGGACGCGGCGATGATCCAGCCGGTGCGTCTCCTCGCTGCCGGCGGCGTGGGCGGCGCG